GCAGCTTCTTCTTCTCTTTTTTTTTTGTTTTTATTATATTCATCTTTAGCTTCTTGATCATTTACTTGGTAGTCACCTGTTCCTTGATCTTTATCTCCATAAGTATCGTTGTCAGAATAGTTTCCTCCCCCGCCTCCACCATAAGTTCCACCACTTCCTCCTCCTTGACCTGTTGGTGAACCAAAATCTCCTTGTAAACTAGGAAGACCTCCCGGTCCTCTATTAGGTTTTCCTTTTAATGATCCGTGTAAATTTTCTTTAAGAAGAAGTTTTTGTTCTTTATCTGTAATATAAGCTAGGTGTGCTTTAACATGATTCTTAGAAGACTTAGCTTCTACAGGTACGGTTACTTCTTTAGAGGGAAGATAATTTTTAACTCCACCTTGCATTTTAAAATCCATGCTACCACCATTAGCAGCCATGGTCCGTGGTTCTTGCATCATGCTTCCAATACCTTCGTTCATTTCTATTGGAGTATCACCCATACCACCTTGTTCATTAGAACTCATCTGTGCTTCCGCTGCAATTTGTTCTAAAAATTCTTGCATGGACATTGGTTGTATTCCTTGCTCGATCATGTCATCAACATATGCACCATACTCTTCTTCTAGTTGAGCCATTTGAAACTCTTGCATTTTTTGTTGATCTTCTTGAGGTGACTTAGGTCCTTGATTACCTGAATAGGTAATTTCTGGTGCGCCTACATCTAGTGATTCTAATCCTGTTTTCATATAATTTTTTAAGTTAGTTTTAAAAGCAGGAATTTAACCTGTGGTTTCTTACATTACCTGTTTTTGTCAGGTAAATCAAGCTATGTTGTAACAGTTCTTTTCTTAACTTCTAAGGCAGATAACACTACATGTAACCTATTTGCTGTAGCTGCCGTCACCTTTATTATCTCATCTTCTTGCACTACCAATGGAGCAGTTAACAGTTCTACTGTTGCATTAGCACCAATTGCTTTTGTTTTAAATAAATTAAAAACAGCAGCTGAAACATCTGTTATTGTAATAGTTATTGTATCAGCGTTTCCTGAATCTTCAGACACTAATATAGATTTAACTACAGAAGTTGTAGCTGATGGCACTGTATACAAAGTTGTAACTGATGTTGCAGTTAAGTCTAATTTTTTATTTGTAAATGTATTAGCCAAAATAATATGCCTCTGCTTCCGCTTCTTCTTTTAAATCTTCTTGAAAAGTTGTATTTAATTTTTGCACTATACTATCTATATCTCTGTTAAAAGACAACTGTATTTGTTGATCATAATCTTTTGCAGGTAGTGTTAACGATTGGACAATCCTAGCCATTATCTTCTACCATCCGGTTGTATATCTAATCTAAATGTACCTAGTTTCCAAAATTGGCTGGTACTACTATTAGATATTTTTATAGCAACAGATCTAGCTCTAGCACGTGTATCTATTTTTTGTGTTGCAGTGTTAACTGTAAAAGGTCCTAATGAAGAACTTATATTAGAATCGTTTGGATAGTCTCTTAAATTTAATGTAACAACACTGTCTCCTGTTTGTGTTAAAAAATCAGGTAACACTCTTCTTATTTTCATAATAAGTTCACCATCACCATCTAAACCGTTTGGACCTATATCAAAATCTCCAGATTCAATGTTAGCTAGGATAGCTGACGTTACTCCTTCTTTAATTTGATCTAACCCTTTTTCGTGTTCAAAATATGTTGACACACCATCGGTGCATCCAACAACATGATCTTTGTTATTAGTAGATGTTGTACCGCTTGCATCATATTCTGTTGCATGAGGTTGTCCAAATACTGCGGAATCTTTCCATGCAGTTCTTGCTAATGTTCCTGTTGTCCACACTGGTCTTTGTGGTGTTGAGTCAAGATAATTGTATCCTACCATACGGTTCACGGTTCCTGATCCAGAGTTAGGGTAGAACCATGTAACCTCACCAAACAAATTATTTAAACCTGCATTGATGTGTTGTTTAGGTATTGTATTAATATCATCGTAAACAAAATCTTCAACTAAACAAGGTAGTGATTCTAATTTACCTGTATACCTAAAGAAACCATTTTCTGACATCCAGTATGCGGCACCATCAACTTCAACAGCTGCGTTTTTACCAATCAATCCACAGTTGGTACCAACTTGTTGAAATGAGAATGTAAAAGGTGCACCGACAAATCTCATAATAAATAAGGATGTATCTGTCCAAACATATATTGCATCACGACCTCTAATTGCTCCTATAATTTTTGATCCATCCGCTAATCTCTGTGTGCCGGCTGTGTTAGTAGCCGATGGTGCATAGGATGTTGTTGTGTCAATATTTTCTTGGTCTGAAAATCTTATAAACATTTCATCTTTTGTACTAGGTGTACCTATAGTTGTTTCTGTTCCAAAAAATATTAAGTGTCTGTCCGGTGTAGATACTAAACTAAAAGCTGATGCTGTTGGAGCGTTTGCTAATATTGTCGCTCTGGTGCTTGTTGCTATTAGTAAATCTGCATCCCATTCAAATGTTTCTGCACCTGCAATAGTTGCAATAAGTTTATTACCGAAATTATCCAAGGACCATAGTCCTGGAGCTGTTATAATATCACCAGAAGTTGTACCATTCCATGAAAAATAATTTGATGCATCTGTAACTATGGCACCACTAGAATGAGCTGCAGCTGTTGTACCTAAAGCCCCTCTTGTCAAACCTGATAATGTTGTTCCAGGAGTATTCCCTGTATAAGTAATTAATTCATTATCTATAATAACAGTCCCTGAAGAAGGAAAAGAAGATGTACTTGCCATAGTAAAACTTGTTTGGGTAGCATTAATTGTTGAAGATAGTGTAGATGTAAATTGTCCTTGTTGCACACCTCCCCACGATCCAAGACCCCAACCTGCTGTTGCAACTTCAACTGCTGGTCCAACTGAATAGTAATGTTGTACTCTAATTCCTCCAGAAGTGCTAGCACCTGATCCTGTTTCTGCAGAAGGCATTGTAACGGTTAATGTAGTGGATGTTGGAATAGAGGTTATTTGAAATTTTTTGTCGTCAAAATCTGAAGCAGAAAAATTAGAACCAGTTATAGTTGTAAAATTATCTAATAATATAATATCACCTTTGTCTGCATTATGTGGTGATGCAAAAGTTATTGTAACTGCAGTAGAATTATTGGTTGTGCTAAAAGCATTTGTTAATGTTGATGTAGATTTAATAGGGTGTATGTCATAAAAAATACCTCCTGAGTATACATATAAAATTCTATTAGTGCCTAACGCTGCGTATTTAATTCCTGTTTTATTTACAAAATGATGAATAGCTGTGTTACGTCCTGTAATATCAAAAGAACCTAATTGAGCCCAACCACCTATTTTTTCAGGTGTACCATATCTAAATCTAACATTGTCACCATTAACCCATTGGCCTTCGCCCCCAGTTGATGTAACTTGTTTATTAAAGCCTGGTTGAAAATTAACTTTTTGAAGCATAATATATTATCCCTTGGGGTTATCATCTTTAACCTTTTTTACAGCTTTATGCCACTCGCCTGTGTTATCTAATTTACCTGCTGTCATGTCGTGGTACAATAAATCTAATTGATCTACGATTGATTTGTAATTATATTGTCTTACATTTACAACAGTTGCTAAATTTTCTTCTGCATTAGCAGCCGTTTCGTAACTAGCTATTTGTTCTGCTGTTGGTTCTGCTAAACCATTTACTGTCCAAGAAGTAAGTCCAGTTTCATCAGAGTTAAAATCTACTAACCCAACTGCGTCATCCCAAGTTTTAGAATTTGCTTCTAAATATAATTTTATTTTTGTATATAAATTTGCCATAATTATTCTCCTTTAAACGCATTGTCCTATAAAAGTAACTATACATTTTTGATTAGCTACCACTCCAGAATTATTAATATATGTAATTCTTACTTTTACTGCACCACCAGAACCATCATTAGGAAGAACTGGATTAGCAGTAACCAAACTAGTTCCTCTAGTTCTTTTACCTAATTCAGTTAATGTTCCAGCAGAATTACCAGCAGTTTGTATTGACAGATTAACTGTAAATGAATTTGCACCTATACCAAATGAACAATATAAAATTCCATTTACATAATTATTACCCATTTGATTTCCTGCTGCATCTAAAAATCTAAATACATCTACTGTTGCATTATTAGACGTATCAGTTTCTTGTGTTCTGCAATAAATTTGTGCTCCTCCATCTGTTCCTAATACAGAACTTGCTACATTAACATTTAAACCTCCATCTCTCCTAGTGCTACTACCCAAAATATTAACTACATTATTTCCAGCATCAACAAGTATGCCATTAATGTTACTATCTGTTTCAACTCTAAAATCTACATCTGCACCACTCTCATTAAATACTTGTGCAGCATCTGCATCAAAACCAGCATAAGTTTTTAATCTTGCAGCTGTAGTTTTTCTGATTGTACCGCCTGCACCATCGTCCATTAAGAATAGATCAGCATCTACTATCGCAGCACCAATGTCTGTTGCACCAGTAAATACTGCTGTTGCTAGTTTAGCTGTTGTAACTTGTCCATCAGCAAGGTGTGCAGTATCAATACTACCGTCTGTGTAATGTTCTGAATCTACAGCGTCATCCGCAAGTTGCGC